AGAGGTCGCAAGCCTTCTGATGCCGGAAGCGACAGTAGACAGTTTCAGTCCGTCGTTTACAATGCCTTTGACACGCGAAAGCGCGCCAACAAGGTTGTCCAGACCCTGCACCGCATTTTGAGAGTTCTCCTGTATAGTTAAATTCAGTACTCCAACATCCGGCATAGTCCTGTCCTCCTCGCTGACGCGCCAATCGTATCAATATTCTTACTGCCCAGGGTCTCCTTCCGCGGCCTGTGTATTCTGCTTCTCGAACCGCTTGTTGAAGCGGATGAAAGCCTGCTGCATCAGTGCCATCGCAAGTTTCGCCTGATCTTCTTCCTTCTTCTTCCGATCCTCTTCCTTTTTCTGGGCCTCCATCGCTTCAAGGAACGGTTTCTCCGGGTATTCCGGCAGCTGCGTTCCCCTCTTTACGTTCAGCCCGGCTACCAGCAGCGGCGTACTTCTCAGGGCGGCAAGAATATACTGCCCCATAAACCAGTTCTGCCGGTCCGCCAGCATCTGTTCGTTCTTGATCCTGATTTCGTATGCTTTCCTGAAGGCGCGTTTCGTTCCGAATTCGCCGTCCCAGTACTCGTCATACGTCATCCCGATGGCCATGTACTCAGGAAGTAGTTCGTCGAATATATCGCCATACGATCGGGTTTCCGTCTGCTGTGGATTGTTGTCCCCCGTCAGGCGGTCTCCCACGTAGGGTCTGCGTTTTCTTCCTCGGCCTGATCGTCGCTCATAAGGTCTTCCAGCGGCTTCATGTACAGTTTGATCAGCATTCCGAGCAGTTCATCCTTCTTGTTCTGCTGTTTCCAGATCGCTTTCACACGCTCCGGCATGATGCCCTTGTGGTGCATCTGGAAAGCGCCCAGAAACAGGTCGTCAATCATGGTCAGCGGATAGTCGGTATCAATCTTGAAACCCTTCCGCTCCATGCTCTTCACCACGCGGGCGTTGAATTCCAGCGTGTATACGTTGCCTTCCTTGTCTCTCAGGGTAATACGGGAAAAATCCTTTTCTGTCGCAGCCATTGGCTTGCCTTCCTTTCTCGCCTGATTTGCAGGCACATCTTTTTTCTTCGGCATATCAATGCCTCCTTAAGTCGTTTCCGGATATGATCCCCGGAAAGGGTGCAGGGGGGAAATCCGGAATCCCCCTGCATGTCCCCCATCATTAGTCGGGCAGTACGGGCTTGATAACCGTGCTGGGAGTGACCGTAATGGACATTCCGACAGCCTCGTTCACGCCGCCGCCGTTGATGCCGGCAGAGATGTCGCCGGTCCACTCGAACTTTCCGAGGTGGCCGTCCGGAATCTCGCTGCCCTGGCTTCCGCTGGCACCAAACCACAGCGCGTAATCATACTGATGGCCTTCCAGCGCGGTCACAGCGGCGTAGTTCGCCGGTGTGTAGTTTGCGCCATAGGTCTGCTCGGCCGTGTCGCCGATGCCGTTGATGTAAACCAATGTGTTCGCAGCGGTTCGCTGCTCCGCAACCGTCCTTTCGGACTGCTCCATGTCGCCATGGAGATCAGACTATCTCACGATCCGTTTCCGGATCCCTGCCATTTCCACCGCCAATCGCTTGCGGCGTACTCCCTTTCGGGATAGTCGTTGAACCTTACCGTTTCCGGTCTTGGCTGCCGATTGTCTCAATGCACGGCATTTAACATTGAGAGTTTCCGGCAATTAAACAGGTTTTCGGTGTGCATTGCTGCACAGAGGCGCATTACCGTCTACGCATGTAGTCGGACAGACTCGTGATGTCGATCCTCTCCTTCGGCGGAATCAGGTCCGGGAAGGAGGTGATGTCGATCAGCTTGTCGTAGCTGCCGTTCGTGGTCGTGCGGTACATCAGGTAGGTCTGATAGGTGCTGATGCCCTTGATCGATTCAGACATTGTTTTTCTCTCCTTTCAGAAGATTGTTGGATACAAAAAACGCATGACGCGTGGAATAAATCCAAACACGCAATCATGCGTCTCACTGTGGTATGAAATTTCTCTGGCCCTTATCCCCTGCGGTACAGGTTCCCGTCCGGATCCACTTCCGCTTCGTACCGGGCCACATACCGGAATACGTCCGGATTCCCTGGATTGTCGATGTAGCGTCCGCTCATCCTGCTGAAGTTCATCCCCAGCATGGCCCCATCAGCGGCCGCAAACACCTTCCGGCAATCGCTCTTCTTCTTTGCGAAAACATCCAGCTGATACGTGATCCGCGCGAAGTTTTCGCCAGGCGTTGAACTTTGCCTGTCCCTTACGGTGAAATTGTCCATCTCGATCAGGCTTGCGGCAGGAAACGCCGTTTCGCTGACGATCTGTCTGCTGACAAACTTGTTCTTCGCGCAAAGCGGGCTGACAACAGCATGAACCGTATTGAAGATCTGAACTTCAAAGTCAATCATTCTGCATGCCCCCTTACGTCAGAATTACGCTTGCCCTTTCCGGAGCCGCCTCCTCAAGCCATCTCAGCGTGTTATACATGAACGGTCTGGAAATATAACCGGCTGTCCAGTGATATTTCCCGTCCTTGTCGCTCTTGTATACCCAGCCGAATACGTCGTGATGATGCACATCATAGTCGTAGTTTCCCTGTGCTTCCGGATGAGGTTCTGACTCGCCTACAATACCCGTGCCGTATTCGACATAGATCGCGTACGGCGCTTCGGCGATTACGAACCCGCATCGTTCGCTTGGAATGAACAGTCCTTTGATGCTCTGCTCCAGCTCGCCTGTGTCCACCGCGTCCATGGACGCAACCTGCATCTTTGCGATCTCGGCGCCTTCCATAGTCAGTGCCTGCACAAGCTCCCAGCATTTCTCAAGCAGTTCCTTCCTGAAAAGCTTGATCTCCCGGATTGCCTGATTGATGGACTGCGTACTGAGCTCCATGTTGATGGCCTTCAGTACCTTGTAACTCAATTGGCATCACTCTCCGCGTGGTCTTCCGTCTTTTTCCGGAGCGCGACAGCCAATGTGTTGATACTTGGACGCACCGCCCGGATTTCATACAGGCTTCCCTTCCACCGGATCATTCCTGTTTCGGAAATGTCCGCGTCAGGATCGTCCATCACCAGCAGGTGTGAATACCGCACATCCGTTCCGAAAAGGTTCTGGCTTGCGTATCCGGTCGGTACTGAAATGTTTCCCCTGTACGTCACAGGAAGCGCATACTGCTTTTCAAAATCTCCTGTATGCATTCCGTTTTCGTCCAGGTCTGATTCAAGTCCGTTCGGAATAAAATACTCAAACTCTGTTTCGTTCCGGCGGAGATTGTGCATTCCTTTCCTTGCCATCCAGAAGCCTCCTTACCGGATCGCCTGCGCGTAAGGCACAACCTCAGCCAGCATTCCGTCCGGGATGTCCGCGGAACCGTAATTTCTGTGGACTCCGTTCTCAATGTGCTGGATCTGCCCTTCCGCGCCGCGCTTCAGCAGCATATAGGCGGCCACTTTCAGCTGGATCGAAACGTACCTGTCCGGAACTGTCAGCCCGGTGTAGTCTTCCCTGTACGGGTACATCCGGTTGAGTATCTTGTCGCCTGCCAGTTCCAGAAAAACGGACAGAACTTCAGCGTCTTCGTCCCTGTCATCGATCATGGTTCGCAGCACGTCGATTTTGCGTTCCTCTGTCATCCCGTCCGCCTCCCTTCGTTACTTGCCGGCCTTCTTCCGCCTGGACGCGCTTCTCGGCGCCTCAGGAACCTGATCAGTGGCATTCTCGGGTTCTTTCGCGGGTTCCTGTTCCTTCTCGGCCTCCGGCGCCTTCTTCGGCGCGTCAAGCACCTCCACGGCGTCTCCAAAGTCCTTCTCCGTGTTGAACACATCTCCGGCAGCGTGCCACCCGGATGCATCCTTCACGTTCCACTTGGCTTTCACAAGCATGTTCTTTCCTCCCATGTCATCGGGATCTCCGATCATTTATTTCCGGTCCCCGAAGGAGGTCTGGAGGGCGATCGGAAAGCCCTCCAGCTCCCACCTCATCACTTGACCTTCAGCACGGCCACTTCGTTCATCCGCTCAAAGCTGGGCAGGACGATTTCGGAAGCGAAGGTGTTCAGGTTCACGGGATGCGGATCGAGGATCTGGGTCAGCGCGATACCGTTGTTCACCACAACGACATCCGCCGCGCCGCTGCCCATCAGGTCAGCCTCCTCAGGCGTGGTTCCGCGCCAGGTGTTGCCCAGCACGCCGTTCGGCAGGACAGCCACATAGTTGTCCGGAACGAACTTGTGGGTCACGCCGTCTTCATCCTTGTACTGCTTGTCGTACACGATGATGCCGGCAAGGCCAAGGGCGTCCTT